AATATAAAATCATAATATACAGTATACAAATGACCGACTACAATAACAAAACCAAAGATGAATTACTGGCAATTTGCAAAAATAAAAATATAAAAGGATATAGCAATAAACCTAAAAATATGTTAATAGAATTATTACAAAACCATCCGGATGCGAAGCGGGATGATATAGCTACAAAACCGCAACATACCAAAAATAACAAAAAAACCCGTGGCCAATTTTATACCGTTAATAATTCATATATCTTGGATAAATTGTCAGGACCACCATCTAATGCACGATGTATAATAGAACCATTTGCAGGGAAAGGAGATTTAGTCGAATGGATTAAAAATATGGGAACAACATTACCGATAGAAGCATATGATATTGAACCAAAAAATGAAGGCATTATATTACGAGATACTCTAAATAATCCACCAGATTATACAGACGCGTGGATATTGACAAACCCGCCATATCTTGCGCGAAACAAATGCGATAAAAAAGAAATATTCGATAAATATAATACAAACGATTTGTACAAATGTTTCATAACATCTATAACACAACAGCCTACACAATGTGTCGGAGGAATATTCATTATTCCAGCGGGGTTTTTCCTATCTCCGAGAGATCTAGATGTTTGTTGTAGAAATGATTTTCTGTCTAAATACAAATTATTATTGGTTAAGTATTTTGAAGAAACTGTATTTCCAGATACGACTACGACGGTAGTTGCATTTTCATTCGAAAAATCGCCAATATTGCTTACTGAACAAAGAGTAGAATGGATTTCTATGCCATCTGGTGAAAAACGCATATTTACAATGAGTGCAGAGAACGATTGGATTATCGGCGGAGATATATACAAATTACAGGTTCCTTCGCACATAAAAATTAGAAGACACGTCGATGGACAACAATTGAAAGCAGGAGAACAAATGACGTCTATTACTTTATGTGCATTAGATAGTGGAACGCAAGATGGTCGTATTCGTTTAGAGTATAAGGATGGCTATGTATATCCAGCAAAAGACAGTAGTCGGACATATGCAACTCTATGTGTTCAGGGCCGTATATTATCTGCCGGAGAACAGCAAACTATATGTTCTAAGTTCAATGAACTTATAGAAAAAAAACGCACAGAAACTTGGAGTTTATTTCTACCACAATTTAGAGAATCTAAAGAATATGCACGAAAACGTATTCCATTTGAATTAGCCTACACTATTGTATTACATTTAATTGCTGATTTATAATTATTGTGTTTTGTTTTTCAAATTATATAGCAGTTTTCACCCAGTCAAAATAAGTTTTCAAATCTCCAACATAAACGTATTTTTTAACATTTTCAAATTCCGGTAAATTCAACAAATAATTAAACTGGCGCATTCTTTCAGCTGCTTCATCTCCGTCAAATATATTGGCAAAGAAACAATTCGTATGATTTGTTCTAAATAAATAGTGTAATTGTGCCTCTACAAATGGATAACATTCGTCTCGCAATGTTCTGGTTTGATTACCTCCCTTACCTACAACTGATTTCAGATTTATCCATACGGTTTTTTCGCCTATTTTTTGCATTCCGTCAAAGTTCTCTGTATAATCAAATCCATTCGAGTGTTTCATTGGATGTGCAATTTCGTGCATTTGTATGGTTCTCTTATTGATGCGAAACTTCGTTTTAGAACAAGGAAATCCAGTTCCTTCAACTATTTTTTCAAGTTGATATATTTCTGGTTTCCTGGAACCTCCTCCACCAGCTACCCGACCATGTTGTTCTTGTCTATGTTGTTTTGTAATCAACTTTCCCGAAATAATATCTTCCGGGCAATGAATGTTTTCTTTCATTGTTGATATTTCCATAGTAGTGGCAGTGTTAGTGTTAGTAGTAGTACATGTGTTCATTGTTATTGATTTAGTATAATAAACTTTGACATAATGCTTATTATAAATTATTTAACGATAGATTTCAATTTTCTGTAGCGATAGTTTTATTTTCAACAGTAATATAAAGATTTTCTGTCATATACTATAAACTACATACATTATGGAACCTGAGAAATCTATACAAAATATGCGCCCTAATGTTTTGGCATTTGAAGACGGGGTTCTCATAAAAGACATTGATTATGATTTCGTATGGCACGGATTTTGTTCATCTGCAAATAAAAATGGCCCTATTATAAAATATATTCAATCCATTTTACCGGAAAAATCTCTCTTTATTATACCTCGCAGCGACGGTAATGTGACCCGCAATAACCCATATAACGAGGGGTATCATCATTTGTATTGGGAAACGGATATAGAACCATATGTACAATACGCAAAAGACTCGGGGCGAGTTCTCATAGTTGGTGTATTATCCTTACTAGAATATAGAGAACCTGATATAAATTATGTGTATATACCACTGGAGGACAACTTTTTCGAACATGGACTAGAATATTGGTTTCCACGTCATACATTGCCTGAATGGGAGAATAGGAGCGACGAATTAGTATGGCGCGGAGGCTGCTCTGGTATATCGGAAGGTGAATCACTACGAATCCGATTCGTAAAAGAGATATACAAGTATAATCCGGATACCCAAGTGAGAATAGGTCGTTGGTGGAGTGAAAATAAGGGTATCCCCGAAGAACTTTTTGGAGAACATATACACCATATGTATATGACATCCCAGAAAATCTATTTTATTGTGGACGGAAATGTTATTGCGTCGAATCATATGTGGGGCTTCGCAACCGGGGCGGTTCCGTTTTTTATTTCCAATGCATATTGCTGGTTCTCCGAATACTTGATTCCATTTGTTAATTATATACCTATTGCCTACGATTTGAGTGATTTAGTAGAGAAAATAGAATGGGTTAAAAACAATGATACATTGGCAAAAGAAATTGCCCAGGGTGCGCTCGACCTTACTAGGAACGTGTTTTCAGCGGAGTTTCAACGTCAATATTTGCATAAGGAGATTTCTAAATATATTTTACCCAAAGAGATATAAACAGGAAAACCTATGTAATTGTATTACTAAAGTTCTCATAAAACGCGATGAAAATTGTCGATTGTTTTACGTTTTATAATGAATTGGATCTATTGCAATACAGGTTAGCGGCGTTGTATGATTATGTAGATTTTTTTATATTAGTAGAGGCAAATACAACGCACGCAGGTCATCCTAAACCCAATTATTACGCAGATAATGCAGATTTATTTGAAAAATATAAGAACAAGATTATTCATAAGGTTGCTGACCTACCTTTTAAAGCCCCCAATATAGACTATTCTAAAAATCAGCAATGGGAAAATGAGAACTTTCAGCGCAATTGTATAAAAGAATGTGTACAATCAGAAGAACTCGGTTTAACTAAAGACGACTTAGTTGTTATATCCGATTTAGACGAAATTATCGATCCTCAAAGATTGGTCGAGTTTAGGGATGGTAGATTGATTGTTGATAATGGATTTGCATTGACACAAGATATGTATTATTACAATTTGTGCTGCAAAAATACGTGGTTTTGGTCAAAAGCCAGAATAGTATCATATGAATATTTATTGCAAAAAACGCCTGAAGAAATCAGACAAGGAGAACTTCCATTATTAGAAAAAGGCGGTTGGCACTTGAGTTATTTTGGAGATGTAGCATTTATTCGCAATAAATTGCTGGAGTTTGGCCATCAGGAATACAATTCACCTGAATATACAGATGAAAATGTTATTACACAGAGATTAGAAAGTGGCGTCGATTTATTTGGACGTGGATATGTTCATATGACACATGTTCCATTAGAACAGAATCCATATTTACCACCACTATATGATATTTATTTAAACAAATATATACAACCACATACAATTTGCAATACACCTATTTATGTATATTACCATTTATGCTGTATTGCAAATTGGCGCAATATATTTTCCCGAATGATGTTTAAATTGAAAAATAGTGGGTTATATGCTCTTATAAAAGAAATACGTATGACTGTTTTAGGAACTGATTATAATCCATGTGACCCTTTATTTTCAGATCCGAAAATAACTATTCAATTTTATTCGCCGGATACATCTTTATTTGAACGTTCCGCATTGAACCGTTTGATAGAAGACTCCAATAACGAACCTGAGTTTTACGTACTATATATGCACTCAAAGGGAGTCAAACATTGGAGGGATAAAATCTTTGGACCGAATGTATATGATTGGTGCGAATATATGATTCATTTCAATGTGTATAAATATCTGACGTGTATAGCCGAACTAAATAATGGCGCGAACGCAGTGGGGTGTAATTTACAAGAACGCGGCGCACCTTTGCATTATTCCGGTAATTTTTGGTGGTCTAAGTCGAGTCATACCAGGAATTTGCCTAAAATAGTGGATACATATTACCATACTCCCGAGTTTTTAGTAACTTCTATTGATGGCGTCTATAAATTGTTGTGGCATTCTGAAGTAAATCATTATGAGAGTCCATATCCGGCGAACTTGTATGAGAACAAGCCAATTAGTATACAAACAATGGAACGTAAAAATGGCGGAGTTTATTATAGTTAAATATCCTAAATATCCTAAATCAACTAACCAAAATATATATTTATACCAGTAAAGATTTATACTAGTGAAGATTTATACTAGTGAAGATTTAAAACCGCACCCGAAAGGGTGCACGTTTCAAATCGTTACTGGTATCTGACCCCGAAGAATTAAAATGTGTCATTTTAATTCTTCGTTGGTTTAAAACCGCACCCTTAGCCTATGGCTAGGGTGCACGTTTCAAATCGTTACTGGTATCTGACCCCGAAGAATTAAAATGTGTCATTTTAATTATTCGTTGGTTTAGAATACTGAGTGGATATGTGCGTAATATAATGATTTCTATAAGGTAGAAGTCATTATATAAAGGCTTTGTGAAATATATAGTATTTTTCCTAAATATGTACGTTTTGAACAAATATAAAATAGTATTTTCGATTTTATTTTCATCCGCCGTTTTTCTAAATACTTCCGTGTCTGCCTTTTTTTTAACTCCCTGGTTGCAAAAAAAACTGTTTTCTGAAAGTTCTCCACATATTCCTAAATATATCCAAGAACCTAACAAGAAACAATTCTTCGGAATTATTGGACCCAATGTATTGCCAGAAAACGTCAAAAACCTGTTCGACCTATTTACAGGTGATGGAGTTATACAAGGTATTTTCATTAATGGGAAAAATGTATCATTTGCTAAACATCTGATTAAAACGGATAAAGTTTTAAAAGAGGAGAACACAAAAAATAAAGAAAACAAAACCTCGGAAAGTTTAGGAATGAAATTGCTAAAGTATTTCGGATATTTAATTGGAATTAATAAATGCAATAATTTAGGCGCGGCAAATACTGCTATATTACCTCTGTATACACCAGTTGATGAAAATACGACTGCTGCATATGCTCTATTTGAGAGAGATAATCCATATCTATTGCATTTTTATCATAATACATCCACTATAGAAACAATCGGAAAAATAAAGACTCCCTATCCACTTTCTGGACATTCTAAATATTCCACAAATTGGTGGGGAACAAGAGTAATAGAATCTATTGACTACCATATATTTGCTAAAAAGGTTGTGTATTACACAATGGATGAGAACTTGCAAGAGGTTATCTTAAAACACACTATAAAAACACGATACATACCGATAGTACACGATTTTCTTTCAACAAACGACAGTATTGTTATAATTGATTCTCCCCTAGTATTTGATTTTCCTAAATTATTTAGGGGGAAATTACCGTTGCATTTTAAAAAAACGTCGCCCACATATATCCACGTTCTCCAAAAATATACTGGACACGTTTCTACATACAAATTACATTCGCCATTTTACCTATTTCATTTTGCTAAATATGTGGATTCATACAAAAAATTGGAAATATATGCTCCCCTATACGATGATATCGATTTTGACAGCATAAAAATAAAAGGTAGATATCGCAAGATAGTCATAGACAAGTGTCATAATACTGCGTATGTATGCAATAACTTGGAAACCGAAAAATATAATTTGGATTTTCCGGTGGAAGATATTTTAGGCAATATCATTTTACGTAATATACAAAAACGTAAAATAAATGGGTTTGTACGTGTCGATGATAATATGGCTATAACACAAAAATGGATGTTTGATAATATTTTTTTTTGTGGAGAACCAATCGCAGTTCGCCTAAATAATAAAAATGGATTAATTGCATTTGGCAATAATTGCGACCGCGAAGCGGTAGATTTAAGAGAACAAAGTTTGAGAGAGTTTAATAATAATGAAACAGACAATTACCCGGGGGGATTAGTTTTGCTAAATATGGAAGACGGAACGATTATAAAGATTTCAGTAAATGACAGTCTGACAATGGGTTTTCATACAGTTTCTATAACTAGATAGAAGAATCGGATTGATAATTTGCTAAAGTTCTCGCGCTTGCATCTGTCGCATCCACATATTTAGGCATCCAAAAATAGGGGATTATATCACCCATTCCCATATAATGTGATTCAAATACATATCTATAATAGTATTGTTCAGCAGTTTTAGGAATATTTGTTGCAACTTTTTGCATTTGAGAATTGTGTTTCACCATTTCTTCATATGATTTGTATTCTCCTAAAGGAACCATTTTAGCGCAATAATCTTGCAATATTTGATATAGCGACCTTTGTTCTCCACTAACCCCATCGCTAAATGCTTCTTTCCTTCTCCACAATACTTTTTCAGGTAATAATGTAGAATTTCCAGAAAATGGACAATAGCGACCTTCGGAAAATACATAACGCAGCCAATACTTCTCAGTTTGTCCGGAGAACTTTCTAATACCCGGTGGTATAGACAAATAATACTGTGTCCAAGCTCTGTCTAAAAACGGGGTTCTCGGTTCTAGGCCGTGGGATGAAATAGATTTATCCGATCGCAATACATCAAATGTATGTATATCCTTTAGCAACCGGCGACATTCTCTATCGAACTCAATAGAATCCGGGGCTTTTTGCATATACAAATAACCACCGGTCAATTCATCCGAACCATCCCCGTTGAAAATGACTTTTGCTTGACTATGTTTAGCAATATATTTACCCAACAAATAATTACCTATACTTGCTCGAACAGTTGTAGTATCATAACTTTCTATAGCTGGTATAACAGTATGAATTGCCTCGCAAAAATCTTCTTCAGTCAAAATAATTTCCGTATGTTTTGTTCCTAAATGTTCGGCAACTAATTTAGCATATTTCAAATCTACCGATTCTGCTAAACCAATACTATATGTTTCTACTGGGGGAAGTCCATTTTTATGATGATATTCGCTTACTAATGCAGTTATTAAACTGCTGTCTAACCCACCAGATAGTAAACACGCAATTGGTCTTTCTGTAGTGCAACATCGTTTCTCAACTGCCGCAATCAAGTGGTTCTGAATACACTGTATAATTTCCGGTACAGATGTGGTTATTTCCGTAGAATTATATAATGTTTTACTGAATCCGGTTGTATGATATACAATATTTTGTCTTATAGGAGACCATTCAGAAGAGACTTTATCCGAAAAAGTATAAATGGAATAAGACCCGGGTACAAACTGTTCCGTTTTATATTTTGTTTGTGGGAATTGTATAGCAAATTGGGCGAGAACTTTCAATTCGGATGCAAATCCAATAGTGGATTCTCCAGTGCATTTTTCAGATACTTGATGAATACTATATAAAGGGCGGACGCCATAAGGGTCGCGTGCAACATACATCATTGGTTCTCCAATATCAATTCTTTGGTCTAATAAAACAAAAGCAAATACACCATCCAACATTTGCAAAGTTTGTTCAATACCATATCTTTCATATAGCCATATAATTACTTCGCAATCTGATTGTGTGGTTGGTATGACCGGGCAAACTTGTCCCATAGTTTCATATAACTGTTTGTAGTTGTATATTTCTCCATTGCAAATCAATATAATATCGCCTTTGATAAGTGGTTGACTTGAATCATTTGTGAGACCGTTTATGGCTAAGCGGTGAAATCCAAACATTAATTTGCGACTAACTTTGCATAATTGAGAGTTCTCTGGACCTCTTTCGCGACCTTTTTTAAATTGTTGCGAAATAAACTCAATTGAATATTTGTTTTCGTAGTTTAATAGGGCAAATATTCCGCACATTTTTTATTTGTTTGAGTAATAGTAGATATAGAAGATTATTGGGTTATCTTTATGTTATTGCAAAAATTGATATAAAATATTTTTTATAATACTAAGTAAATTAGTATGTTTTTACAGAGAGTTTGTGCATTTTTTTCGTATCTAAGAGGGAAAATATTTGGATGCAGATTTATATCTGGACCTGGATTTGAAAAATCATACTTACCGGTTTCAGAAAATGAATCAGCCAATGAATTAGACAATAAAAACCAATGCACTGTATGTTTTGATAGTGAAAATGGTACGACGTATAATAAATTATAATAATAAAAAATATAGAGTGTATATCTTATGTATATATACTCTATAGGATATGGCAAAAATATTTACATATAAAGATAATTTA